TGCCATTCCAGCCGGCTCGAGCAACTTTTTCGCCGCGCTTGAGCGCTTCGACAGCCAAACCAAAGGTCATGCCATCGGTTGGACCGTAGGCATTGTGGAAGACTTCTGCAGGGCTCCAGGACACGTAGCCTGCGTACAGGTCAGTGTTGGCCTTGCCACCATCCAGGTACTCGACAAGGAAACCCTCGTCGTCACCGTTTTCGTCAGCGGGAAGCTTCCAGCCGCGAAAGTCGTTGTACGCCTGCCGGGTCATCGGCTTGGCGTTGATCATCTTCACACCGATGTATTGCTTCATGGCAGACCCGCCTCGAAGCGACGCTGCTTCAACATGTAGCCTTCGAGATCCCAGAGTTTTTCGAACGCATTGTCATAGGCAATCTTTTCGCCAATGGCTTGGTTGAAGTTGGCTGGGTCAACGCAGGCACTGGTGCCAATCAAGGTAAAGCCATTGATCAGTGTGATCTGGCAGACCGTTGTGGTGCTGTCAGGCAGACGAGTGTAGGTAGAGGATTTCACCTTACTGTTCAGGTCTGCCACAGTGATGCGATTCGGAATAATGTTTTCCTGAATCTCAGTCATTTGCAGCTCCAGCGGTTGCTTCAGCAGGTGGAGGAGCCAATTGAACGGCTGCTTGCTGCTGAATGTTGCTGATGATCCCCGCTACGCGCTCGTAAGGTTGCGTGCTCAACGCAGCAAGAATGATGTTGGTCATCTCGACGTTGATTTTCAGGGTGATTGACATGTTGCTGTCAATTTGCATAAAGCTCCTTGGTGGTTGATAAAAAGGTGGGCCTACTTGTTGGCTCTGGTGTTACGTATGGACGAGATACATACCGCCAGAATCTACTTTCAGCCCGTATTGGTAGCCCGTCTGAAGGATGTTCAGAACGGGCTTGGGCCAACCTCCTGAAGCAGTCAAGCAAACAGGCTGGTCGTAGGCTTCTTGGCAGCAGCAGGAGCTGCACCAGCGGCTTTGGGAGCACCTGCAGTACCACCAGCACCCTTGGCTTTCATCTTCACGATGCCGCTGAACTTGGCATCCCAGGTGTCGATGAAGCCAGCAGTGTCGGCCTGTGCACGGATCTCGGCAGTCGTCATACGATCCTTTGCACGGAACAGCTTGTCGATCTCGTTCTCGTCACGAGTCTCGCCAGTGGCTTCGTAGACACCGGCATCGTTCTTCTTGGTTTTGTCCACGGTCTGGCGGATCAAACCCACGATGATGTCTTGACCGATCAGGTCCATCAGCATCTCGACTTTGGTCGGCACTTCGGACTTGGCTTCGGCCGAGTACACGTTGACCACTTTGGTCTCGGTGTCCAGAGCAGCGATCTCTTTGCCGACAGTCAGCAGAGCCAGGCTGTTGGCATGCAGGAAACCAGGCAGGTACTGCTTTTCGCCGTTCTTGTCTTCGTAGTAGTTCTTGCCACCTTTGGCAGTACCCGAAGTCATCCAGAGAGTCTGACGAATCTCACGGTTGGCTTCAGTCTTGAGGTTCAGAACCAGACCCATGGCACCACCAGCGGATTTGGTGATGTAGGCCAGAGCGACTTTGGCGGTGTACAGGCCAGAGTCAAGGGGACCACCGGAGCCGATCGAGTCTTTTTCGTCGGCAATGGAAGCATCGGTGGAGAGGGAAGCGAGGAGGGACATGGTTTTTTCCTTAAATGAAAATTGAATGGTTTGGTTTTGGGGAGATAGTTATACAACGCTTCAAGCGTAGTAGTCTTTCAGTCGGTCAAGAACCAACTGAATATTGTTGTCGATGAAAGTTTCCTTTGTCTCGAACAACCCGAGAGGACCACGCAGACGCTCGTTGACCGTCTCTTTCGTGATCTTGGTTTGGAAGACGTACTTGAACCCAAGTGCTTCCTCTTCAGGAGTAATGGTCAGGAGATCAGACCCGTAATCCTTCAGAGCCTTGAGAGCTACTTTCTTCGATGCAATGACAACGGTGAAGTAGGACTCCAGACCGTTGTTCTTCAAGGAGCCCTTCACAGGAACCTTGGTCTCCATCAACATCTCCGATTCGTTCAGCGTGTCAGAGGTGTGCGCAGTGAAGATGATCCGCTTGGTAGAGCGAGCCACATACTGCTGCATCAGCGCTTTGAAGTACTGAGCGAACTGACCCCATGCTTGCATGCCATTGCTGGAATTCAGCACGTAGAGGCTTTCGTACATGTCGAGCAGATAGGTCAGGCTGTCGATGATGATGGTGTGAATCTGCGGCTGAGTTTCAGCCCAGTCAAATGCCTCGTTGATCTGAAGCGGATCGGTGACCGTCTTCTGGATAAACTTGGCTCGGAATGGAAGCCGCTTGCCGGCCTCGCAGTTCAGATAGAGAACGCCTTCAGGATCTTTGAGACCCATCAGCGACGATGATTTGCCAGTGGCTGATTTGCCACACAGCAGGACCAGATGGTCGTTTGTGTCGGACATGGTTTTCCTTGTTTGGTTTTCCGCAGGAGCGCCGGAGAGCGCCCCATCGGTGGATCAGTTGTCGAACCAGAAGACGATGCGTTGATCGCTGTCAGGGACGTCTGAGGTCAGATTGCCAATCATGTTTTCAAGGCAAGCAAAGTGATGGTCGATCACTACTTTGTCTTCGCCTGGATTGATCAATTGCTGTGCTCTCATAAGCTTCAACTCTTCCAGCTTGGCTTTGAGCTCTTCACGAGTTCGATAGCCTTCGCTGTGAGCGTCACTTTCCCAAGCTTCAAACACCTGACGGACTTCCGATGAAGCGTCATCTGGAAATTCGATGCGCTCATCAAAAGACCAGTCGTAGCTGTTACGAACTTGTTGAAGCAACCCGAACTTCCAATAATCCCGGCTACGGCCAGGAAAGTTGTCCATGTCAGGATTATTGTTCTCGTCTTCGAGCAACTGAAACGATTCGGCTTGATCGCACTTCCAGATTCCATTGCGTTTGGTTTCGGAGTGCCAGTGAATATCGCAGCCCATGTGGGCTCCTTTCTTTATCGTTTGGAAATGGACTTGGCCACTGTGATCATGATGGTGCTCATGATCTCGGCTTCATCCAGCTTGTCGGCAATCTTGTTGTTCAGCGTCATGACTCGCTGACGGATGGTTTCGAAGTCGAAGCCACCATCCAGAAGAATCATTGCGAAGCGCAACAGCATGTTGTTGCGATTGCCGTCACCGATGTTGTTGATCACCCAGCGCTCCAGGTTGTCCATGGATTGCTGTGAGTTCATCAGCTCCTTGCGCTCTTCGTTCTTGCTGGTCTTCGGAATGAAGGGCAGAGCGTCGAGCACTTCACCTTCGTTGTACTCAAATGTTCCGTCGTTAGACAGCCACTTGCGTGCACGTTGGTTCGTTGCTGTGTCCACTTCGAATGGGAGCCATTCGTAGATGTTGGACATGAACTCTTTGTAGTCCTTGGCATCCAGCGACAACTCGTAGTTGATCGGCAGAATGATGCGGAACCGGTTCTCTGTTTCGGTGTGGCGCTTGGTCGTGTAGATCAGGAACTTGTAGTTCTTGAGCAGCAACTTGACCGTGCTGATGTTGACCCCGCCATCAACGTCGATCACCACCAGGTTGAAGCCTGGGATGCAGTTCTCTTCGTTGCGGTAACCACCATTGAGGTGGTGGGCTACCCAGTGCAGGCCTGGTGCTTGGGTCAGCTTGTGAAGCTGATCAAACGGAGCATGCTCGTTGCGGTAGTCGGTCGTGATGTCAGTGCTGTAGCTCAACACCATCTTAGAGAGGTCAGTCTCTTTGAGGGTCTCGCCACGCAAGAACTCTATGCCATCAGAGAAAGCTTTCTTGATGATCACGTTGTTCTTGTAGCCCCAGGCAGTCGCCAGGGTCAGCATCTCGGACTTCTGAGACGATGGACCACGGTAGAACGGCAGATCCTCGGTGAGGTCAGCCTGGGTCACATCACGCTTGACCGAGCCAAGATACTTGGCCAGCTTCACGTAAGCACGATCTCGAGTCAGCAGCTTGTTGAACGCATCACCGGATTCTTCGGCCAGCTTGATGGCTTGGTACAGATGGTTCTCGGTCAACTCGGGGGAGTCGTCCACAAACGCATAGGCACCGGCCAGCTTCAAAGCTTTGAAGTAACGATGAGAGATCTCGGCTTTCTTGATCTCCTCGTGCTCGGGATAGAGCTCGGCTTCACGCTCACACTTCAGGCGGTACTCAATCAGCAGCAGGCTGGTTTCTTTGCTCATCACCAGACGCTTGTTGACGTTGATGATGTCTGCAAGGGCTTCCAGTTTGTCTGACAGTTCTTCCAGGTAAGAGTTGCTGTCTTGGTTTGTCAGCTGTGCGTACACCTGCTCAGGCGTCTGGTTGACGGCCTTGTTGGATGCACGGCTGTAGCCAAAGAAGCAGCGACGTGCATAGCCTGTCTCCAGCATCGAGTACAGCTCTTCTTCCGTCTTGCTGCCGTTGAGCAGTTTCGATGGGGTGCCGAAGAGCAGCATGTTGGTGGGAGTACGGCCGACGATCTCTTCGTTGCGGATGTTGTCCGAGGTGTTCTTGATCAGCTTCTGCTTGATCAAGCCCATGTCGTACAGCTCCAGGAACGTGTTGAGCACGTCCACGTTGCCAACGAGGTTCGAACCGATCTCGTCAATCTGCAGGTTCACGGAACCGGCATCAGCCATCAGCAGCTTGTGGCGCATCTGCTTGACCGCTGCAGGGGTGCCAGAGTCGAAGCTGAACACTAGGGAGCCCAGCTGCTCGAATTCCTTCTGCACACGCACCAGCTCTTCATCAGGGTCAGTGCTTTTGCGGTTGGCTCGTTTCAGCGCCAGCTTGGGCAGGTTGTTCTCAGCCAGAATCGGAAAGGTCTCTTCGAGAAAACGTCCACGGAACTGATTGATCACCTGGTTCTCGATGATGTTGGTCGAGAAGCCTTTGCCTGAACCGGAGGTGCTCAGGTTCAAGGCATACATGTTCACGGGGATGTCACCACGATCATGGGTGGCAATCGATGCACGCATCATCGAAGCCACCAGGCTGAAGTAGTAGCCAACCAGCACACGGAAGAACAGTGGGTTGCTGTTCTGTGTCTTGCTGCAGAGGATTTCAACCAGTTTTTCAGAAGCTGGGTGGTACTCCATTTCGTCAAAGGATTTCATGGGATTCTTTCTTGAGTTAAAGGATGAGGTCACCCATAGCCATCAGTCGGTCTTTCTGGGTGCAGGCTACAAATGCAGGGCAGTATTTGCATGCGGTGACTTGGCCAGGAACTTCCTTGACGATGCCGACATTGCCGTCTTCTGAGAGGCGGATCATTGCGTCTTGCATCGTGTCGAAGTTCTTGGTGCTGCGAGCAGTCTTCTCGGGGTTCTTGTAGTACTTGAACTGGGGCTCACTGCGCCACAGCTCTTCGTCGTCACAGTGAGGAATCTCTTCTTCAGGTGCATCCCAGTACTGCTCGATTAATGCCAGCTTGCGTCGGATAAAGCCTTCAGTTTCCGTGAGGCTCATCAGATTGAAAGACTGGGTATGGAAGCGCTTGGGTGGATAGCTTGGATCGGTCTTGGCCATCCCTGCTTTCCAGTCAGTGAAGATGTAGTGAATCTCCATCTGGTCCTGAGTGATCTTCTTTGGATCGAGCCAGCGATAGATGCTGCCTTGCTGGGTGTACTTGTCAGCGTTGGTTTGCTTCTTGTAGGTGAAGACTCCGGTGGACTTGAAGTCCTGAACCTTGCCTTCACCAATGAAGTCAAACTTACCTGAGATGGTCCACTTCCCAAGCTTTCGCTTGAGGCGTTGTTCCATGTAGACCGGAATGCAATCCGGGTTCTCTGACAAATGCAAATCGGTTGGGTTGATGACAACACGATCGATTACTCGCTGGGGTAAGCCAAGCGATTGCATTGCTGCTGCATGGCTTGTTACCCATGCTTTCTCAATGCCGTCATGGATAGCTGAACCCATCCGGCTGTTCATCATGTCAGCCAGGTTCACCAAGCCTTCACCGGGCGGAACACGGCTAGGCAGAATGATCTGACGCAGAGGCTTCAGAAGCGTGGTGGCACTGACGGTAAACGGATCGTCATCGTGATCGTAAAAATCAGATGCGAGAAAAACTGCGAGTGCCAGTGGCACTTCGGAAACATTGGCGAATCGAGCAGACATGGTGGTCCTTGTTGGTTTATCGAGAAAGCGGGAGGAACCCGCTTGCGGAATTACGGGGCTGTTTGGTTGAGCTGAATCCATCGAGTAAGCGTGTCCCGCGCTTCTGTGATGTCCTTCAGAACTGATTTGCCACCGGTACGTGCACCTGACAACAAGAGCTTCTTGCTGGCATGTTGAATGGCACCGGATGGGTCTTGAATGTCGAATAGGTGGTGGACTGCGTAGACATCGATCTCTGTGAGATTGCCTACCTTCTTGTAGTACTGAGGGTACTTCTCGGACATTGGCTTTTCTGGATTGACGGGTTTTCCAGTACCTACGATTTCTTGGAGTTCTGCCTTGCAGCTGTAGCAGAAGTCACCACTCTTGATGGCTGGATGCAGGCATCCGATTGATTTGCATGGCTCGAGTTCCATGACTTTCCTTTCTGAATAAAGAAGAAGAGCCCCAGGATTTGGGGCTCTTCACAGGAACCCCCGGAGGGGTTTGTCACTACTTACAGAACTTCGCAGACACCAGCGGTGCAAGCTAATTCTTTGGTATTGACGGTGGCATCGTCCTTCTCGAACTGGGCCAGTTGGCTCCAGTCCAAAGCAGGCATACGTGCCAGCAATGCTTCGTACTCTGCTTGGGTGCATTCGGTGTACGGAGCTTGTTGGTACGTGTGATCGCTGTGAGGCAGGAAGCTCACACCAGCCACCTGGTCGAAGTTCTGGTACACCCAGTCACCCACACCCATCCACTCGTGATCCTTGACGTAGACCGTCACGGACACGTTGTGCTCGGTCCATTCGCTTTGCAGCATCAGGTAGTGATCGAGCTGCTCGAGTGCAGAGCGATCGTTCCTGAACACTGCATGGCTTGGGCCTTGCACTGGGAAGCTGAAGATGTCTGTGCTGTCTGGCTTCATCACACAGTCTTCGACAGGGAAGCCTTGTGCACGCATCAGCAATGCCAAAGGATCTTTCTTGTCTGCACGGACTGTGCGGATGTAGTACTCAGAGTAGCGGGGGTGAATGCCAGATGCAGAGTCCACCAGTTGGCTGACTGTTCCACTTGGCTTCACGGTGGTGATGGCCACCGATTGGTTGATGCCAAGTTTCTCAGCCCATTCCTTGTTGGTGGCAATGGCTGCTTTCTTCATCTGACGCAACCAGTCTCTGGCTTCTTTGCTGGTGTGGCTCAGGATCGGGTGATCCATGATGCCGGTCAGTGACACACCCAGCAGACGCTCTTCAATCTGGTTGTCTTTCCAGATGTCACGCACGTAGCGGAACTCGGTCAGCAACGATTGATACGTGCCAATGATGGTGGCCACGTTCACTTTGTCGATCAGGTCTTTGAGCGTGTCTTCCTTGCGGATCACCACTTCAGACAGGTTGCAGACACCAGCACTGCGAAGCGTGATCTCTGCGCATGGATTGACACCCACGACTTTGGTGTGATCACGACGGCCTGAGTCGATGGCCTTCTTGATGGCGGCTTCACGGTTGAAGATGCCACGCTCACCGGATTTGGATTCGATG